GCATCGTGAACTTCTTGTGATGAGTTATGGTGAGGCGGTTTAAAAAATAAGTTTACACTCTGGCTTTGGCAAACATATTGCTGCCTCATGGTAGCGTGTTCTACTATCCAGATTTGATTTATCTCTGGTGCAGTTTTAAACACTTCCTTAATATCATCAGATAATATATCTAAATGTTGTACTGAACCTTCATGTGCTACAATATCTTTCCAGATATTTTCTCTCTTCTTATTATTAGGTGCGATCTCAAAAAGTATATCATCTAGATATTTATTCTTAACTTTAAAACTTCCTGTCAGGGTTTTATGTGTGTATACGTTAGCTCTGTTAGGTTCTATCGATGGACTAGTCCCTCCACATATGATTGAACTAGAAGCATTAGGAGCTATAGCAAGCAGGTGTGCGTTCCGTTTACCGCTTCCTTTCATATCAGGAGCCTCTCCCCTTTCTTCTGAAAGACTCCGTGTAGTAGCAACTGCCCTGTCTTTTATAAATGAAAACGCTTTGTTGTTGAAGCTAGAAGCATACATACTTTCAAAGGGTATATGGTTCCTTTGTAAATAACTGTGGAACCCCATAGCTCCTAAACCTATAGACCTTTCTCGCATAGCAGAGAATGCTGCTTTAGAATACCCGGCTAGTTCTTTTACATCCTCAATAAAATGTTGGAGTACATTATCTAGCATGGTAACTAAATCAGATATGAAGTGATCTGTCTTAGACCACTCGTCAAAATATTCTAGGTTGACACTAGACAGGCAACAAACTGCTGTTCTATCTTCATCAGTTGGTAAAGTTATTTCAGAACACAAATTACTTTGTTGTATTTTTAATCCTAGTTTCTTTTGTTCTTCTGGTAAAGCATCATTGCAAGTATCTAGATTAACAATATATGGCTCTCCTGTTTCCATTCTTGTTTGTAATAGTTGGAACCACAGATCACGGGCTGATACTGTTTTAACTGCTGTGTTAGTTTTTGGGTCTACTAATCTCCAGTCCTTATCATTCTTAACACAGTCTAAGAACTCGTTGTTTATACTAACAGCATTGTGAAGGTTAAGACATTTTCTGTTTAAATCCCCACCCGTAGTCTTACGCATATTTATAAACTCTTCAATCTCTGGATGCGCTATATCCATGTATGCTGCATAGCTACCCCTTCTTGTAACGCCTTGATTAAAGGCCAACATCTGAGAGTCTACAACGTGCATGAAGGGGATAGAACCAGTAGACTTAGAACCGTTAGCTGTATCCA